AGAGTGTGATTTCAAGGGAATACACACACACACAGACACCATTCCTCTCAGCGTTGAGGGAAACTTCAAATCAGTTCGTATCGTTGGTGACTATGACGTCAAGGCTAACACAGAGGACGACAATGAGGTTGTTCTTCGCTCTCACCGCGGTAGCTCTAACATGGTCAAGTGCACACCATTCACTGGCATGGAGATTGGTCGTGATTAATTAGATCCTTGAATGTAATAAACTTCTCATTTTCAATGAGTGACGCAAACTTATAATTTGTATCACTCAGAGATTCAATAGCAATGCTCGCTTCGTAGTACACGTGTTCCATGTCCATGTCTATATCGTCAAAATATTCCAGAAGTTCAATGAGATCTTCGTCCGATGCCACATCAACATAATTGTTAAATCGTCCATCGTCAAACCAATATCTTTCACCATTGGCGATAGTATTGGCGAGTACAATCATTTTTTCGGATATCGTCTCTTCTATACCATCCTCGGGGTCGATACCGATATCATCAGCTTTATAGGAACAGCTCATGAGGATGTGAAGACCTCCGCTGATTACCTTGAGAAATTGTCGTTTTTCATGTGAGATCATCATTTTCAACTTGAAAAACGAGTTTGTGAGGGTGGGACTTAGGTTATTAATTTGTTCTGAGATTACGAAATTTTGGATTGGCTCTCAGTTCAGCCAGGAGCTTGGCACGTTGATTGTTAACCATAGGTCTGGGTGGAGGAGGTGGAGGTGGAGGTGGGGGTCGTCCCATAGCTACACGCCTTGTTGGAACTGAAACAATTTCCTGATTTGGTTGAGCTTCCCTCAAAACAGTCTTACAAATTCGGATAAACTTCAAAGCACTCTTTGCTTGTTTTTCCATACCACCCCTCTTAGTCTTTTTAGTTGCCTTCTTAAGCTTAGACTCCAACTCCTTCCTGGTTAGTTTAACTCGTTTTCCTTGTACATCTTTAGTCACCCTAATTCCCAACTTCTTGGCGTGTTTCTTTAGGGACTCGTAGTCCATTTATATAGATGGAGAAATTATTGATCTGGATAATATCTATTCATAGAATCTTCCAACTCATCAACTTCATACCACGCGAGATGACACTGTTTTGACTTGGCACCTTCGTCTGTGCATATTTCTTGTGCATCCCGTATTGCTTCCTTAAAACGCATTTTAAGTCTGGTATTTTCCCGCTTCTTAGGTTTGGGGTATGGACTCTTCAATGTAATGTCATCACAGCGTTTATAAATATCCTTTAGGACATTCTGACGTGTCTTAGCCAGTCTGTATTTGTAACAATCATTTCCAGAATAAGACAGACAGTTCATTTGATATAGGATAGTATTAAAGTTTTAAGTGAATGCAATGATATGGAATCTAACGCGGTTATCACAAAAGTATTACTTCCAAGAATACGACAACTCGAAAAGGAAGTTGCAACCCTCAGAGAACAAACATGGCCATATGTTCAGGCGAAGAAGGAAGATATGGGTATGCGTGACATAATGGAACTTGTAGATTTCTTTAAAGATATGGATGAAGAGACTATATTGAAATTATTGAGATTGAAAAATCAATTCTCAAGAAATCCAGGGATTTTGAACAGGGAGGTTGATACAGTTATGAGACTTCGTAATAATTTTTGTTGACGTATAATAAATGTCTGTGTTACCAGCAACTAATATGGTCGATTTTGATGGTGAAGGTCCAGTTATGTCTATGGGACAGCTCAGTGCAAACCTTTCTTGCTTGTGTTGTTGTATGATGATCATATTCTTTTCAATGAAGAGTCCAGTCAAGACACCACCCGTACTTGGTATGTTACTGTGCGCCTGCTGCTGCTCCAGCTCCTCTACTATGAAACTCATCGACGATACAATGAACCGTTTTATGGGTAAAAAGGAGGAGGATGGTGGTGAAAAGAAGGAGTAATTAGAAAAAGTTATCTGTTCTATAAAGATTTACATTGAATGAACCAGTTTTACCAGTCACGTTGACTGATTCATTCCCATATAACTCTTGACACCCGATGTCATCTACACAATCACGACCATCATGCTTTATGGGGAGAGGATATAGGTTTTCACCACCAGTGGTAGTGTAATAGTGATAACGATCACGACGACCCCTCACTTCCTTACCGTAAAGAGGGAGTGTCTCATCACCGTCACCTGTTAGAACACCCATCTGTTGCATATGCCCAGGTTTGTACTGCTTTATAGGTGGTTCTCTAAACTCAGGGCTTTGGGGAGGTCTCTCTGTGCGTTGCATGAACCTTGGCATCATCATGGGAACGTTCACTGGAATCTTAACAACTTTGGGGTTCTGATATAAATATATCACTATAGCTACAAGCACTACAAGAGCAAGACCCATAAGTTGTGTTTTAGTCTTGTTTTTCATATACTATACTTAAGGAAAATCTTTCAGATAAAGATATGAAGATACTCGCCATAGATATAGGGTATCATAATATGGGTCTTGTTCTCGCTGAATGTGGAAATGGACCTCAAATTGACATTGAATATATAAAGAAGGTAAGTCTCGAAGATTACAAATACATATATTCAAATGACATTGTTGATTTAATACCCCTTTTTGTAGATGAACATAAAGAGATTTTTGACAAGGCTGAGAGGATTCTAATTGAAAGGCAACCACCTGTTGGGTTTAATAATATCGAGATACTTTTACACTACATGTTCAAAGATAAAGTGAAGTTGATTTCACCTGTGAGCATGCATACACATTTTGGTATGAGACATTTAAATTACGACGAAAGGAAAGAGAGAACTGTTAGCTTAGCTGAAAAGTTTACTGATATTGACATTCCATATGAAAGAAAGCATGATATAGCCGACGCGGTTTGTATGCTTCTATACTATAACTTTAAGATATCGGTTCATTTTTTTGATCAATTTAAATATTCACCTAAAGTATAATGCCAACTGCGAAACAGATTCAGAACGCGCGTAAAAAGTTGAAGAAGACTCCAACACCAAAGGGAAACAGTCCTAAGATACCAACAGCTGCTCTACTCCGCATTATCAAAGCGGATCCTAAAGTGAGTCGTAACAAGGAGTTCATGAAGCGTGTTCATGAACTTACTAAGAAGAAGTAGACTGCTCTAGTGTTTGGGTACATGTATTAAATGCGGTGAGACACATCAGAGCGGATGAAAACTGGAAAATAGCTTGTTCCCACATTCGAAGTACACAAAATGGTACTATCATAAGCCCTGCACATGTACCATGAAACACTACAACTCCTATTGATGCTGAATGTTCACTATGTAGAGCACCCGTCGTAGATACTATCAACGCAAAATTGATAATATCTATTGTTCTTCTAAAAAGACCTAAATTTATACCAGATGAAATCATGAATATATACGCTAGAGCACGCGCAACGGGGTGATATTCTAGTAATAATCTGAAACGTTGTCGTGGTTGTATAATTTCAGGAGGTGGTTCTGGAGGCTCTGGTGGTGGAACCTCTTCGTTAAATGCTATCGCAACAGAACCATCTGGTGTCTCCACAATCAGATGTCTTGTGTTATCCATGGATATTAAATGCGACTATTCTTTAGATGCGCTTCCCAGTCATGAGATCTTTAAAATCGTCTATGAACATATCAAATCTTCCGAGGCGGTACTGTACGAAACCCCATAGCGCGAAAAATACAGTCTTTGTGAGTTTATTTGCCTCTGTGTCATCCATTTTGTAAATTGGGCTGACTATTTGATGCATAAAGGAATCTTCCTTCTTCTTACCGGTTATAGCTATCTCCGCTTGGGTTAATGCACACGTGTCGTCGTTTACGCTCCAATGAAAGAATAAAAAAGGAATTAAGATTGAATAGAACTCCAGGTTGCGTTTATCATTGGTAAATGGAACTATTAAAACAGTAATCAAGAAAAATAGATGAATCAGGAAAATTATATTCATCTATTATAGAATGAGTGAAGAAAATTTTAACGGTGGTATTACCCCATCATCACTCAGAAAACAAGAACTTGATTTAAGAGAGAAAAGTTGGAACGACCAACACGAAACTATATTGCGTCAATGGGGTGAAGCATCTGGGTGTTACAGGTATATGAATCACAGAGCATTCCTTCTATACAAAAAACTGAGTCTGCGTTTTACCTTACCTGTTATTGTTCTCTCAACTGTTACTGGTACAGCTAACTTTGCTCAGGATCAGTTTCCAGCATCAATGCAAGGAAGTGTTCCCGCTATGATCGGTGGTCTTAACTTGGTTGCGGGTCTTATA